AAGTATTTGAATTTTTTATCATCTACTCGTCTTAATTTACGAAAAGCCGAGTCTGACTATTTGAACCTCCGACGTAGGAAATATAAGTATTACCGAGGAGAAATGACACAAGCCGAATTAGCCTCTGAAGAGTGGGAACAATGGCAGGGAAACAAACCATTAAAAAATGAAATGGATGAGTTCCTGCAAGTAGATAACGATCTTATCATCCTAGAAGATAAGGTTGAATATTTTAAAATTGTTCAGTACCAATTGGAGCAAATTATTAGGTCATTGAATAGCAGAACATGGGATATTAAGAACTGTTTGGAATGGACAAAATTCACTAACGGTATGATGTAATGACTGATATAAAAATAAGAAAAAAGAATGAAATATATTTGAATATTGATGCCGAGCCTTCAATTGCTCAGGAATTAAATAATCATTTCTCTTTCGAAGTACCTGGCGCAAAATTCCATCCTTTGTATAGATCAAAGATGTGGGATGGTCGTGTCAGACTTTTTTCTATGTTTACTAAAGAGCTTTATGTTGGCTTAAAAGAGTATGTTGAACATTTTGCAAAAGAACGAGAATACACTGTAGATTTATCTGAGTATGAAAAAACTGCAGATGAATGTACTTTTGAATCGGTAAAAGAATTTTGCGAAAAGTTAAACATTGGTTCAAAAGGTGAACCTATTCCTATTAGGGAATATCAGATAGAAGCGGTACATAAAGCAATTAGCGACGGTAGAAGGTTATTACTTTCTCCTACCGGATCTGGAAAATCTTTAATAATTTATTGTATAATTCGTTGGCACTATGAATTTAACAGACAGCAACTAATCATTGTTCCTACGACATCGTTGGTGGAACAGATGTTTTCTGACTTTCGAGATTATTCTTGTTTAAATGGATGGGATGCGGCATCTCATTGCCATCGCATTTACGGCGGGCATGAGAAATCTACTGATTGTAATGTTGTAATTAGTACATGGCAATCTATCTATAAATTACCTAAACAATTCTTTGAAACTTTCCAAGCTGTTTACGGAGACGAAGCCCATCTATTTAAAGCAAAATCTTTAACTGGCATCTTAAATAAATGTCCAGATGCTCCTTATAGAGTGGGAACTACTGGAACATTGGATGGAACACAAACACATAAGTTAGTTCTTGAAGGTATCTTTGGGCCCGTTTATAAAGTTACTACAACCAAGAAACTTATTACAAGTAAGACACTTGCAGATTTAAAAATCTATAATTTGATATTGGAATATCCTGACGAAATTAAAAAATCTATGAAGGGTAAGACGTATCAAGAAGAAATGGATTTTTTAGTTCACTATGAACAGAGAAACAAATTCATTAGAAATTTAACTCTTAAGCAAGAAGGTAACAGTCTTGTGCTATTTCAATATGTTGAAAAACATGGCAAAAATCTATATGAGATGATTAATGCCAAGGCCGAAAATAGAAAAGTATTTTTTGTCTATGGAGGTACAGATACAGAACAAAGAGAAAAAATTCGAGCATTGACAGAACTTGAAAATAATGCTATAATAGTAGCATCGTATGGAACATTTTCTACAGGGATTAACATTAAGAATTTGCATAATATTATATTTGCATCTCCTTCTAAATCTCGTATAAGGAATTTGCAATCTATTGGACGTGGTTTGAGAACAACCAAAGATAAAGATAGTTGCAATCTATATGATATAGGCGATGATTTGACCTGGAAATCTAAAAAGAATTATACGTTACTACATATGATTGAAAGGATAAAGATTTACAATGACGAACATTTTGATTACAAACTTATAAAAGTTCAATTACAATGACATTAGGTTTTAAAGTTTTAAAGTTAATTAGCGGTGAAGATATAGTATGCAAGACCGATGATGCAATAAATTTGAAAGGTGCTTTTAGCATTTTTATAAAAGATCCTTTGGTTCTAAATCAAATTAGAACAAAATTGCATAATGCGGTAATGGAATCTTATACACTTGCTCCTTGGTTTGCATTAGCTGAAGAGGAATTTTATGAGATACCTATTAGTAATATTATTACATACGCAACTGCTAAAGAAGAACTTAAAGAAAATTATATCAAATATCTTACTGCTCGTAAAGAAGCAGAAGAAACTGCAATAGATATAGACGATGAAGCCCGAGATTTAATTTTAGAAGAGAATGAAGATGAAAAACACGACAATGGAAATAGTAGAAGCAGAAGACGGAAAACTTTCCATTAAGGAAAAAAAACCGGTGACGGCTCATTATGTAAATAATAAAGATTTTTTAGAGGCATTAATTGCATATAAAGAACAAGTTGATGCAGCTAAGGAAAAGGGGGAGGAACCTCCCGTCGTCACTCGATATATAGGTGAATGCTTTATTAAAATTGCAACACATCTTTCTTATAAATCTAATTTTATTAATTATACTTTTAAAGATGATATGATTTCGGACGGGATTGAGAATTGCTTAACCGCAGTACAAAAATTTGACCCAACCAAATCTTCAAATCCGTTTGCTTATTATACTCAAATTATTTACTTTGCCTTTATTCGTAGAATTCAAAAGGAAAAGAAACAACAAGCAACAAAGTATAAGATGATTGAGAATATGGATATTGACTCCCTAATTCTACAAGATCACGATAGTGGTGAATTTGGTAGCCAATTTTTGGATTACTTAAAACGGCAAATGGATACAATCGACATTGAGAAACGTAACATAAATCTGCCTAAAAAGGTTAAAAAAGTTGAAATAGATTCAGACAATCCTCTTGACATGGATGACTGATTTACTATATAATATATGTTAATTTAATCATTGGAGTCTTGATGTCAAAGCTTAAAGTTGCAGAATTGTTTTATAGTATTCAGGGTGAAGGCCGTTATATGGGTGTACCTAGTGTGTTTCTTCGCACATTCGGTTGTAATTTTACTTGCAGCGGTTTCGGTATGCCAAAAGGTGAGCGTAGTCATGAGAATGATCTTATTGCTATTACTGCATCTACTGATGAAAATATGTATCCTACTTATAAAGATCTTCCTCTTGTCAGTACAGGTTGCGATTCTTATGCTTCTTGGGATCCTCGCTTTAAGCACCTTAGTCCTGTACTCGATACTGATAACATTGTCGATTCAATTATGGATATTCTTCCATACAAGAAATGGGAAGACGAACATCTTGTAATTACTGGCGGAGAACCATTGCTTGGCTGGCAAAGATCATATCCAGATCTTCTAAATAATGAAAAGATGAAATCTTTAAAAGAGATTACTTTTGAGACAAATGGTACTCAAGCATTGTCTACAGAATTTAGACAGTATCTCCTTAATTGGTCTTTAGGTCGTAAAGATAGAGGATATAATGCACTAACATTTTCTGTTAGTCCAAAATTAAGTGTCAGTGGCGAAAAATGGGAGGAAGCAATTTGCCCAGAAATTATCGCACAATATCAAGATGTTGGACACACCTATCTTAAGTTTGTAGTGGCGACTGAAGAAGATGCTGAAGAAGCAATGGAAGCAATTGAATTATATAAATCTACAGGGTTTAGAGGTTCTGTTTATTTGATGCCCGTTGGAGGTATCGAAAGTGTTTATGCTATGAACAATCGAAAGGTTGCAGAAATGGCAATGAAGAACGGTCTTAGATATAGTGACCGTTTGCAAGTACCCCTATTTAAGAATGAGTGGGGAACATAAATAATAATGTTACACAAAGGTAACAAAATTTTCAACTATCATATCCGTGTAAGGAAGGATCAAAATGTCATATAACAAGACAAAAACAGACCCAGAATTGGGACAAAAAGTTCATCAGCATTTAGTTGCAATGGGAGTCGAAACTCCTATGAATCCAAACTATTTAGATCGTAAGGAAAAGATTGATCTAATTGAAAAACATATGTATCAGATTATGAATACACTTGGATTAGATCTAAGTGATGATAGTCTTATTGAAACACCAAAGCGTGTTGCTAAAATGTATGTTAATGAAATTTTCTGGGGCTTGGATTACGAAGCATTTCCAAAATGTACCACCGTTGATAACAAGATGAAGTATAATGAAATGGTTGTTGAGCGTAATGTAAATGTCCAAAGTAACTGTGAACATCATTTAGTAGTTATTGATGGATTGGCAACTGTTGCGTATGTTCCAAATGATAAAGTTCTTGGACTTAGCAAAATTAATCGTATTGTTGAATACTTTAGTAAGCGTCCTCAGATTCAAGAACGCTTAACAGAACAAATCTATCATGCAATGCAGTTTATTTTGGAAACAGAAAATGTTGCAGTTATGATTGATGCTCAGCATTATTGTGTTAAAAGCCGAGGCGTAGAAGATACTGGTAGCTCAACAGTTACAAGTAAATTAGGCGGCGGATTTAAAACTG